GTTAAAAAGATATTTGATGTTAGCGCAGTTTCATTACCTGCCAATGACAACACAAATATACAGGCGCGTTCATTTGCTGACGGATTGATCAAGCAGATGACTGAGGAGCTCAGAGCGAAAGAATTACACAAAAAGGCTTTAATAAAAGCCACACTCATCAAAATCGGAGGTATTAATTAATGAATTTGAAAGAGATTCAGGAAAGACTCGCAGCCATCAGTGAGGAAATCGTAGCCGATGGTGCTGATGTTGAAGCGCTTTCTGCTGAAGCTGATGAGCTTGTTGAACAGAGAAATAAACTCATTGAGGAAGAGAAGGCAGAAGAAGAGAGAGCAGCGAAAAGAGCAAAGACTCTTGAAATCGTTGCAGGTCTTAAGACCAAAGAAGAGACAAACCTTGCAGAAGAGATTAAGGAGATTAGAACCATGACAAATGAAGAAGTAAGAGCAAGCAAAGAGTATGCTGAGGCATACCTTGACATGTTAAAGGGTGTTACAGCTGATGATTCACAGTGTAGAGCACTCCTTACAGAGAACGTTTCCGGTACCGTTCCCGTTCCCACAATGTTAGAGTCTGAAATCAGAACAGCCTGGGAAGAGAATACACTCATGAGCTTTGTTGGAAAGTCATACTTCAAGGGCAATGTTAAGATTGGCTTTGAACTTTCCGCAACAGGAGCAACTGTTCACACCGAGGGACAGAGTGCACCCGATGAAGAAACTGTTTCACTTGGTACCGTTACTATCACAAACGAGTCTATCAAGAAATGGATCACTGTATCTGATGAAGCTATCAGCGGCACCACAGTAGACACTGTTGGCTATCTTTACAGAGAAATCGCAAAGAAGATTGTTGAAAAGGCTGAAGAGATTCTCATCGGTAAGATCACAGCAGCACCCGCTTCCGCAACTTCAACAGCATGCGGCGTTCCTACATACAACGGAGCAACACCTGCAGAGGATACAATTGTCCAGGCAATTGCACTTCTTTCCGGTCAGGCTCGTGACCTTAGAATTGCAATGAACAGACAGACATATGCAACCTTTGTTGGCCTCGGCCTTAAAGCAAAGTACAACGTAGATGTATTTGACGGATTAAGAGAGAGAGTTGTTTTCACTGACAAGCTACCTGCATTCTCAGCAGCATCATCCGGCGCTACATATGTCATTGTAGGTGACTTCGGATATGGCGCACTTGCAAACCTTCCCGAAGGTGATGGCATTGCTATCAAGTACGATGACCTCTCACTTGCTGAGAAAGACCTTGTTAAGATCGTAGGCCGTCAGTATGTTGGTCTCGGCGTAGTAGCAGACAAAGCTTTCGTTAAGATCACAAAGGGGTCTGCATCCATCTAGTAAAAACCAACACAGGGGGCGCTTAAGCGTCCCCTATTTTTCAGGGTGAACTATGAACGAATTACTTAAAACAATAAAATCATTCTTGGATATACTTGGAGACGATAGAGACACAGACATACAGCAGATTATTGAAGACGGTCTCAGCGACATGAACAGAGTTGGCATTTTAACCATCGATGAAGATGGCAGCTTTATCAACCTGGATGACCCTCAGATAATTGGGTGTGTGAAGCTGTTTGCTAGGTATCAGGTAAACTACGGCGGCGAAGCTGAACGTTATCAGAAAGCCTATAGACAGAAACGTGACGCTCTATCTATTCACGAGGGCTATTATGCGTGATTCTAAAATTACTCTTGTAACAAAATACAAAGCTGACCCAACAGCAACAACAATCTCAAGCAAAGAAACAGATGTATGGGCCTCCAAGAAATCAGTTGGAAGAACAGAATTCTATGAGGCTTATTCATCCAATATGAAGCCGAAGATCATTGTTGATATTTTGCCGGACGAATATAAGCGTTCAATTGTTTCCCAGGCAAGTGGCCCGGTGGAGCCCACGCGAATTATTGTAGACGGCAAAGAATATAATATACTACGCACATTCACCAAAAATGACTACTCAATGGAGATAACACTCGGATGAGCACAAAAGTGAGCTTGGAGTATACCGAAGCTGTCAACGGATTAAGGGAAGAAGTCCACAGACTGAAGTACCTGACTGATGACAGCATGGAGACAGCCCTTTTTGAAATTGGTGCAATTTTGAAATTGCAGATTGAAAAATCTTTACCAAAGAGCAATAAGGAGCAGGAAAAGCGCAAAGGTCGCACCAGGCAACACACTCATTTGGTGGACGATGTTAAGTATTGGGTTGGTACAGCAAAGAAAAGCGGCCAAAAGTACGTATCAGCTTTCGGTGGAAGAGATACAGGATACAAATGGGGCTGGGTCAATGATGGCTACATCCATGCAGGCTCAAAGACATTTGTTCCCGGGATCCATTTTCTTGAGAAAGCTCTCGATCGTTCTGAGGGAATGATTGAGGATGCTATTGATGACGCTTTAGAAGAGGCTACTCATGAATGATTTAAAAGATTTAATTGTTTTGGCTTTAGGAATTCCATATATAGACGAAGAGACGCCTGTTTTCGACGGTTCATTTACTTTGTCCCCGTACATTGCAGATGGATTGAGTGGAAATGGTGAAGTAATGTCGACAACGACAAAGCTGTATGTTGAATTGTTCTATACCGACAAGTTCACACTTGTTGAAAATGCTTTAAAGCTTTGGAAAGAAATTTCAAAAGCTAAAGGCATGGCAGTAGAAAGCCCTGACTACACATATGAAGCTAACGCCCAAATGTGGCGCGCTTCTTTATCAGTTGAACTAATTACCAAGGAGGCGTAATTATGCAGAAAAGCGCAAAAGCTTATAAGATTAATATTACTAATCCTGTTTATTGCATAATGACCCAGGACGATGCTGAGGGCGTAGCTTACGGAGATGTTAAGAAATTTGGTGAAGCTATGGAAATTTCTATCACTCCTTCAGTTTCATCCGGTGAATTATACGGAAATGGCTCAAAGGTGGATACATACTCGAAAATTACAGGCTTAACTGTAAGCTTCAAGAACACCAAAATCCCTATTGAGACAAGACAGGAAATTTATGACCTGCAGGTTTCCAATGGCGTTGTAATTGAGACGGCAGACAACCAGGCTACCAAGTACATTGCTTTTGGTTACGAGACAGAGCAGACAAACGGACAGAGTGAATACACATGGCTTCTTAAGGGAAGACCGAAGCCGTTTGCAGCTGATCTGAAACAGTCTGAGCAGAATGTTACATACTCAACAGACACAATGGATATTGAGTTTGTAAAACGTGAGTATGACAATGCTTTCAGATATTTTGCAGATGCAGCAAACCCCGACTTCACAGAAGAGCAGGCGGCTGCTTGGTTCTTATCCGGCCCCGTTGCTCCCGTCGCTCCCGTTCCTTCAGTTTAATAGTCAAGAAGAGGGGCATTTCACATGTCCCTCTTTTTTGTTTTAGGTAGAAAAGAGGTTTGAATATGAAAACAATTAATGTAGCGCCTATCGATGAGATAGAAATCAAATTAAAAGACAAAACATATATATGCAGCTTTAACATGCTTGCAATGGCATACATGCAGGAGGAACTTGTTAAGCTTGACATAGAATGGACAAAAATCACACAGTCAACAATATGTCAGATGGTTTTATATGGCGGTATTAAAGCAAACCATGAGGAATTCACGTTTGCAGATGCAGGGGTTTTAGTGAGAGCCCTGGGACCGTCAAGCTTCAACGACATAATGAATATATATCAAAATTCAATTCTCAGTGGATTGGACAAGAAAGGCAAAGAAAACTTAAAAAAATTGACAGCTCAGTACATGGCACAACTTCACAAACAAACTTCCATATAGACGAAGCATATTATTTGTATGTGGTTAGGCTTCGGATGTCTGAGCAGGAGTTTTGGAGAAGCCCATTCAAGAAGATCAATTTTATTCTCAACACTTACACCAAAGAGCTTGCAGCCACATTTGGAATTGGCGCAGCTGAAGAAATCCCAACAATAACAAGTATGAAAGAAATACCGGGGTGGTAACTTATGGCTTTTAAGAAATCCATAGTCTTAGGACTTGACTCAACACAGTTTGACCAGGGTATTGACTCGGCAAACCAAAAACTTGATGAATTAGAGAGCAACCTTGAAGAAACAGAAAGCGCTTCAGGAGAGGCATCTCAAGGGCTGGATAATTTAGGAAATAGTGCAGATAATACAGCCCAGGCCGTTGTAGATATGTCACAGCAGTTTAGAAACGGGGTAGATATTTTGATGTCGGTCGGTCAGGCCATCAGAGGCGTCACTGAAGCAGCTATGCAGTACGCTCAAGACATCAGACAAATGTCATCAGAGACAGGGCTTGGGGTCCAGGCTATTCAGGAATTGAGTTATGTGGCAACAAGTGCCGGGACAGACATGGAACATATTTCTGCAGCGCTGAAAAACGTTGAAAAGGCTATGCAGGCCGCCGCAAACAGAAGCGGTGACACATGGAGAGTATTCAAGGAGCTTGGCGTTCAGATAACTGACACATCCGGAAAAACACGAGACGCTTCTCAGGTTTTCATGGAATTAATTGACAAGCTAGGAAATGTTTCAAATGCAACCGAACGCTCACAGATGGCCATGAAGGTCTTTGGGGATTCAGCCAAAGACTTGAATGAAATGATAAACATGGGCGGTCAGGGCATTTCACAGCTGATTAATGAGTTTGACGCCCTGGGTGCTTCTCTTTCCGGGGAAGACATACAGGCATTATCAGAAGCACAGCGTTCAATTGAGCAGATGGAAGCATCGTTCAAAAGCGCAGCTTATGAGCTTGCAGCATCATTTGCGCCAGCTATTCAGGCCGCTGCAAACTTCTTGAAAAACCTAAGCCCGGAAGCAAAACAGGCCGTCATGGTTATTGCAACCTTAACATTGGGAATAACAGGCTTAGCAATGGCTGTTGGAGCCCTAGGCGTTGTTTACACGACTATGATGGGAACCATGACAGCAGCCACACAGACTTTCATGGCTCAGGCAGGTCCTATACTTGCAGTTATTGCAGCTGTTGCAGCTTTAGCTTTGGCAATCAAGGAATTGATTGACACCTATCATGAATGGCAGGAAATGACCGGAGGAAACTTTGGCCAATTCTTATTGCATCCGGATGGAAATTTTGAAGGTAGCAACATAGGAAGAAATGCGGCCGGGACAAACTTTTGGCAAGGTGGACTCACATGGGTTGGTGAAGAAGGCCCTGAGCTTGTTGAAGTTCCACGAGGCAGCAGGATTTATAATAATCAACAGAGTACAAGCATCGGAGGAAACACCTATAATGTCAACATGAGCTTAGACCTCTCAAAAATGAAGTCCATTGACAATGTTGTAAAAGCAGTTGAAGGCTTAAAGGTTTCAGCCGGGGCTCGGAGGTAAAAAATGAGTGAACGCATTAACGCAACGCGATCCGTATTATACTATCAAGATTTGGCATTGCAGCCATATTTGTGGGATAAAGAAGATCAAGATTTTGCTGCACCTTATTCAGTAACAGTAACACCATCAAGCAATACAGATAACAACAAAAGAAGATGCGCATATTTTGCGTTTCCTATTCCTTCAGAATACAAATATAAAAAGATAAGGGTTAGACTTCGCGGAAGTTTAACAACAAATGCATACAATTACAACATCCCACAAAATTTATGGGTTGCTTGCAACTTTTTCCAAGATGGAGAGTGGAACTTCCCCACACCCGTATTAAATAACCGTGTGCGTTCACAATATGTAATTGAACAAATTGGGCTAGGCTATGAAGAAGCGCCTGTTTTGCATGATAGATTGACGACGACAAATAAAAGTCATACGGCATGGCCCTGGAATGATAAGGCATCAGGCTCAAATATCACGGCCAACATATACAAAGACTTTGATGTATATGTTGGACCAACAAATTATTTTGCTGCAGGTATTTTTGTAAAACCGAGTTACGCCCATATAACTACAGAACAATATTACTTCCCGTGTACGGTCACGGTTAACGACATATACATTGAAATAGATGAGAGCGTTGAACCGGAAGATTATAATTTTTTCACGCCAATATATCCCAAAGAGGTAAACGTTAAACAAACAAATGACACTCTTTTTTCATGGTCAAGAAGCTACGATTTTGCTTCGAGTATAAGTAGTTTATATAACATGCCTCTTTCAAGCAGAGGAATAAGTTACAAAAAAAATGGTTCCTCAACACCAACTCTAGTTACAGAAGAAGGAGACGGCAACACAGTAGAAATAGAAGCAAACACATTTGACATTGGCAGATATAGCTATGAAATAGTTATATATGACCTTTATGAGAATGCGCTATACTCTCAAGATGTTGAATTTGGTGTTATTGGTCAAGACGCGGCGCCTTCAATTACAAACGTAACAGATGACTCAATACCAACAATAACCTGGGAAGACACAAATCAGGCAGGGTATGAGCTTATATTGAAAGATGCAAACCAAAAAATCATATACGAGTCAGGCATTGTAATAGGTACTAATCTATCTCAGAAGATTCCTAAAATGTTAGAGAATGGTTCATATATTGTTGAGATTAGAGAAATAAATATATATGGAATCCTTTCCGAATGGGGTTCTGCTGAGTTTACTCTCGACTTAGAAGCAGCCGATGCTCCTTCAGACATCATAGCTGTAGTAAACAAAGATTACGGCGTTGAAATCAGTGGAACACCTGCAGAAGATTCAACCAAAACCTTTGTGGTTAGAAAAAAAGCAAGGTCTGAAGAGATTGAAGTCATTGGAGAGTATTCCGGTGGAGTATTCACAGACTATGAAGTTGAAGGCAACACTTTTTATGAATACTCTCTCAGAAACTATGATGCAGCTTTTGCAGACGGGGCATTTGTTCCCGTACAGGTTAAAGTCAAGGAGGTTGTTCTTCATGACGCCGATGACTTCAAGAAGTATATTGAACTCCATCTTTCAGAAGAAAATCAATTTGACATAGGATGGACAGAAGCACAGAGCAAAACCCTATACAGAACATTAGGACGCCCGTATCCTGTCAAGGAAATTGGAGAATGGAAGGATACAACAAGAACATTCAAAGCTTTTGTAAAAGAAGAAGATTGGAACAAGGTTCTTGACATGTATTACAACACACAAAAAATATACTTCAAAGCTGATCATGAGTTTTTTGCTTGTGACATGGAAATAACAGATAAAGGTCGCTATATTGGTGGTGGTTACATCATTGAGTTTTCAATCACAAGAATATCAGAAGATAAAGAGGCAATCATATGAATATAGCATATGGACAGTATACACAAGAAGAGCTCATCAAAGCACTGTCTGAAGAAAGTAGGACAGTGTTTTATGAGTATATTCTTGTGGACTCACAGAAAAACTATATAAACACAATCTCAGTTGATAATGCAAAAATCTCATATGATTCAGAAAATGAAGTTAAAAGAACCCTCTCCGGAGCTGTCAGAGCTTCAGACATAATAGATATAGACACCCTTGACTATTACATACGGCCATATATGTGCCTGAAGTATAAAAAGGATGTAATTAGATGGCCGTTGGGCCTTTTTTTAATTAGTGTCTCCGGTGACTATGAGGAACATGCAAAGCTTCTTGAAATCACGGGTTATGATGTCAGCAAAATAGCCCTTGATGATAAAACTGATACAAGAACATACGCACCCGGAGAAACGGTTTACACTTCGTTCGCTGCTCAAATAGCCGGCACACTCTACTCAAATGTCACAGTTATCCCAAGTGAAAAAAGCTATGCAAATGGAATGGAGTGGGATATTGGCACACAAAAATTAATCATTATAAACGATGTACTCAAGTCAATTAACTATAATCCACTATACTTTGACGAAAATGGAATTGGTCAAATAACACCGTTTGTATTTGATGAAGACAGAACCGTTGACCATGTCTACCAAGACAATGAGACATCTATCATAGTGGATGGCATCAACGTGAGCACTGACAGGTTTGAGGTACCAAACAAAATAGTCAGATATGTTGAAAATCCCGATGCAGCATATTTGGTGTCAACATATGTGAATGATGATCCTGATAGCCCTTACAGCACTGTCAACAGAGGGCGCGTCATTGTTGACATTGACTCGGTTGACGATATTGCTTCACAGGGTGATCTTGACAACTTAGTTTACAGAATAGCAGCTCAAGCAAATTCAACAGAAGAAATTGAATTTTCAACTCTCAACATGCCGGGGCATGGATACAGAGATTGTATTTTCTTATTAATCAAAACATATGGCATTGAAGGCAAATATATAGAAACCTCCTGGGAAATGGACCTCTCAGAAGGTGGCCTCATGACCCATATAGTTAAGAAGGAGGCACTGCTGTGAGTATTCAAAGTAATCAGCTTTACAATGAAATTGTTCAAGCCGGAGAGACGAACGAGAAAAGCGCAAGATTGGCAACGGTAACATCAACAACAGGCGGCGTGTTCATCCGATTCTTCGGAGAAGATACACCAAGCCAAAAGCCTTTCAAACGCCTAAGCTCATACACGGCAAGGGTGAACGATGTTGTTCTTGTACAAAAAATAAATGGCTCTTATGTAATAACAGGAAAGGTGACGTAAATGGTACAGCTTGAATATACTTTAAAGTTTGACATGAATAACACCGGAATCATTGACACGGGCCTGAGACTCAAACAGGGAGACTCAGGTATGAAGTTAGTGGCTCAGGTATACAATGGCGGCCAGGATGCTTTTGACGGCTCCACAGTTCCCAAAATCGTCTTTAGAAGACCTGACGGCGCCGCTGTCATGGCTGACATGACTATAGGGGATGGAAATTACACATATGAATTTGTTGGCAATGAGTTACAGGTTCCCGGCAAAGAAACCCTTGACATCAAATTCCCGATCGGAGAAGACGGAAGAGAGTCAACAGTTACATGCTCTTTCGATGTGGTACCGGACACAGTTACGCCCAACACGCATGGCGCAGGAGTATATGATAATGACCTTGCGGAGATCATTGCGGAAGCTGTCGGCTTGATTAGTGAGCTGAAGGGCGTCGAGTCAATCACAAAGACAGGGTCATCAGGTTTAGTTGACACATATACAATACTTTACACAGATGACACATCAACAACATTCACCGTAACAAACGGAGCTCCCGGAGCACAGGGCCCGCAGGGTCCCCAGGGTGAAACAGGAGCAACAGGCCCCCAGGGTCCTGCAGGTGAAGCAGGAGAAGCCGGAGCACAAGGCCCCCAGGGTGAACAGGGTCCTGCGGGTCCACAGGGTCCCCAGGGTGAAACAGGTGCAACAGGAGCAACAGGCCCCCAGGGTCCTGCAGGCCCACAGGGTCCAAAAGGAGACGATGGCACAGGCTTAGAGTTAAAAGACACATACGCAACACTTGCCGATCTTGAAGCTGCACATCCTACAGGCTCAGCAGGAGATGCTTACTTTGTTGGTGACTCAACAACAGGATATGTTTACATATGGAGCACAACAACAAGCTCATGGAGTAATATCGGAGCTTTGAAAGGTCCCAAAGGTGACACTGGCGCAACAGGCCCCCAGGGTCCCCAGGGAGAAACAGGAGCAACAGGAGCACAGGGCCCCCAGGGTATCCAGGGCGAACAGGGACCCCAGGGTGAAACAGGTGCCACAGGTGCAACAGGCGCCCAGGGACCTGCAGGTATTACTCCGGTGATTTCAGCAACAGCAACAGCTGACGCAACATCAAGCGCGAACCCTACAGTAACAGTAACAAAATCGGGTACCGATGCAGCTCCTGCCTTTTCTTTTTCTTTCAGCGGATTAAAAGGAGCCCAGGGCGAACAGGGTCAGACCGGACAGACCGGACAGACAGGCGCCACAGGTGCGACTCCTGTTATTAGTGTATCGGCAACGGTAGACGGCAATACAGGAACCCCCGGTGTAACAGTTACAAAGACAGGAACAGCTGAAGCTCCTTCGTTTGCTTTTTCCTTTACAAACTTAAAGGGAGCCCAGGGAGCACCCGGAGCTACTACTTTAGCAGGCTTGACAGATGTGCTGCTTACTAATCTGCAGGATGGACAAATCATTCAGTATAGCGCCCAGGAGCAGGCATTCATAAATGTAGCCAACTCAGTAACACCTTCAGCTACTTTGTCATTACAGAGCACTTCCCCGGTGCAGACGGGTACCATAACAAAACCTTTGACCGATGTGCTTGAGACAATTGGAACAGCTGCATCACAGGCTTATACTGAGAACAGCCTTTTTGTTGGCGTAGATGGTTATTTCTACAAAGCAACGGTGGACATAGCTCAGGGAACTACTTTGACGCTTAATGGAAACTGTACGGCCACAAATATCCGCGCAGAAATCTCAAATTTAACACAATCTTTAGAGACTCTATCCAACAATGTTTTGAACTTGGCTGATATGGAAACCATAAGCATAAGTCAAAGCCTCGGCGGTAATACTTGGACAGAAATCTTTAAATATACGGCAACGGCAAACGAAGCACTTATCATATTAGGTGTGTTTGCCTGTTGGGGAAATCCAAACGCTATTGCTCAATTAAGCCTTGCTAAAAACGGGACAGGCGTTGCGACGTTTTCTATAAGCGCAACATCAAGCGACACGTTTACTCAAGGTGTTCCGTGGGTAATTCAACTCAATTCGGGGGATGTATTTACCATTAGTGCGTTGAAGAACACGGGTGGTTCTATATCGCTAAATGGTGCTTGCAATAAGCCTAATCAGCACGTTTAGCGATAGTAAACATAAGTGGTTGAGTTAGTTATTTGTGATGCGCCATTTCTTACATAGTTTCCACAGTAAAGGGAACTTCGGGTTGCTATATATCCTGTGCTTGCACCATTTCCGTTGCCTGCAAAATAACCTGCTTGTTTAAAGTCCCTTTCGGTATCTGCAAGAAGTATATAAGGGATAATGGTAATTAAGTAATCGCTAACGGATGTTGATGTTGTGACTACGCATAATTCATTAAACTCGTTTGGTAAGTTTATAGGCGTATTGCTATTAGTCGAGCCATGATATTTCCATTCTAAAGACAACGCATTAATCCTTTGCGTTAAATTTGAGTCTTGTTACAAAGAAGGAGAAACAACAAAAACCAAAACTATAAGAAAGTGAGAAATCAAAAATGGATAAAGAGAGATATTTTCAACAGATCATAGAGCAGTACGCCCTTTTATATCCCATTGGATGTGAAGAGCGTAATGCTCTTTTGAATATCATGACCAAAACATTTGCAGATGTCGACATGCAGACGGAGAAGAAGGAACTCAGCATTGAAGGCTCAGCAAATGAAATCATTTTCAAAAACTTCATAGGTGTCAAACAGTTGGGAGGGAAAAAGCCCAGTACATTAAGAGCATACAGCCACACAATCAAATTTTTCTTAGACAATACCGGCTATGACCTCATCAACACAACCACGAACGATATACGCCGCTTCCTCATATGGTATCAGAACCGGGGAGCTAGTAAGCTGTCAACAGACAACACAAGAAGAGTCTTGAACATCTTCTTTCAATTTATGGAAGATGAGGGTTACATTACAAAAAACCCATGCAAACGTATCCCCTTTATAAAATGTGATAAGCCTATCAAGCTTTTCTTGACGGACGCCAACGTTGAGGCAATGAGAGACGCTTGCAAAGCTCCCAGGGAGTTGGCAATCGTCGACTTCTTGACTTCAACAGGTGTGAGAGTTTCAGAGCTGTCAAACATCAAGCTCAGTGAAATTAATTGGCTTGAGAAGTCGGTGCTTATTCATGGCAAAGGCGGTAAAGACAGATATGTTTATATGAACGCAAGAGCCCTGAAGCACGTTCAGGATTATTTGAGGAACAGGCCCCAAAGTGATTGGCTTTTTGCTCAAAACAATAAGCCATATGACAATTTGAAAATCAATTCTTTGAACCATATTGTCACAGATGTCGGGAACCGTGTGGGAGTCAGTAAGGTGACGGTCCACACATTCAGAAGATGGTTCGCAAACGATCTGAATAAAAAGGGCGTCGACATCCGGATAATACAGCAGCTTTTAGGGCATGAGTCTTTTGACACTACACAAAGCTATTACCTTCAATGTGATGTTGAAAAAGCCAAACAGGCTCACAACACATATGCAAATTAATAAGAAAAGGAGAGTTAAATAATGGGATTAACTTATTATGTGATTAAAATCAATCACGACACATCAACAGACAAAGAAAACATGTCAATCAAATCATTCAGTAATCTTAATCTTGCCACGATTGAATATCATACTTATGCAAGGGATTGCAGAAGCAATGACAAGGTTGACAGATACTATGTTGAAGTAATCAACAGGTTCGGTCATCGTGAAATCAATGAATCATGGGAGAGGCAGGCGCCACAGCCCACACCGTCAGTGTAAAGACATTGTGGAAGCCAGGCCGAGAACAAACCACTCGTGAAGTAAAAGCCTTCATACCTAAAAAGAAGGAAGGACTAAGAGGATGCAGCAGACTGAATTTGTTGGTTATTTAATGGTTTATGGTGTCATTTTGATAGTAGCTCTAATTGCTATAATCAAGCCCATCATAACACTAAGTACAGCTATACAACGACTCAATGACACAATGGAAAAAATCAACAATGATGTCATTGATGTTGAAAAAGAAGTCTCAGGTCATGATGATATGATCCATAAGCATGAACTGAGAATTTCTATGCTTGAAAAAGAAAACGGAAAATAAAGGAGGAATCTCATGGAAAAGAAAGACATTATCAGGAAATTAACATCAAGGAAGTTTTGGCTTGCATTGACAGGATTCATTGGCGCTTTGTTGGTTGCTTTCAAAGTCGACAATGGAAGCATTGAGCAGGTTTCTTCAATTATCATGTCATTTGGTTCCCTCATTGCTTACATATTAGCAGAAGGCTTTGCAGATGGGAGCGGTAAAGAATGATAATAGACCTGAGTGAGAACAACGTTGTAATCAATTGGGATGAAGTCAAAAAGAATGTGGCCGGGGTGATTCTCCGGTGTGCATATAGGGGCTATCGATACAGCACAATCAAAAGAGACCCCCGTTTTGACGAATATGCCAACGCCTGCAAAAACAGAAACATCCCCCTGGGAATATATTTCATGTCCCAGGCAATTAATGAACAGGAAGCCATTGAGGAAGCACTTTACACATTAGAAGCTGCACAGCTTTATAATACAGAGCTTCCTCTTTTTATTGATTCCGAGTGGAGTCATAACACACATGACGGAAGAGCTGACAACCTCACAAGGGGACAGCGTACAGCTGTTGTGAAAGCCTTCTGCAACAAGATCAATGAATTCGGATATGTTGGCGGCGTTTATGCGTGTGAGAGTTGGTTCACTGAGCATCTTATTTATAATGATGTAAAAGACTTCTATGTTTGGGTAGCAGACTACGGAAAGAACACCGGGGAAGTGGTTTCTTCCATTCAGCTTCCCAAGTATGATCTATTTCAGTTTACATCAAATAGAAGCGTTCCCGGAATACGTAACAGAGTTGACGCCTCTATATATCCCGATGAGATTATTGAGCCGGACAAGCCGGAGCGGACTATTACCAATATGCCTGTATTAAGGAAGGGAGCAAAAGGAAAGACAGTACAGATATGGCAAATTATTTGTGATGCTGAGCCTGACGGAGACTTCGGCCCCATTACCCTTCAAAGAACTAAAGACTTCCAAAAGCTCCATAATATTGAAGTCGATGGAGTGGTTGGACCTATTTCATGGAACACTGGCATAAATTCCATATAATACTTATCCCTTAAAGAAGGCCCTCTTTACGAAGAGGGTCTTTTTTAATTTGCAATTTTGTGATACAATCTGAACCGGAGACTTGTTTCAGGTTTCTTCAGAGAGAGAAAAGGCATTTCCTGGGGTGGGAATGCCTTTTCATTTGTGGTAAAATAAAACAGGTTGGTAAAGAAATTACCCACAGATTTACCCACATATCCACAAAAAGGCCGAGAAAACGGTACATTTGAATTATTATCGAAGGGTTCAAGTCCCATCTCCTGCACGAAATCAAAAAGGGCGAAAATACGGCAATTCTTAGAAAATACGCCGCGTTTCCGCTCTTTCTTTATACCCAAAATATTAGGGGTATTTCTCAAATATTACTCATATTAATAAAAATTTACCCACGAATTTACCCACAAGCTACATAAGTGATGAAAATCTGTTTGAAATAGCTTCCTGAGCTTCCTTCGGGTCAAGATTATACCTGTAGGCCCTTTTCATGACGGAATCGGTGGACCATCCTCCAAAAGCAAGTATTTGTTCGGTGGTAAAACCTTCTTTGTGCATATAGGCCGCCGCAAAGTGACGGAGCATATGCAGCTTAAAGGGAGGAATTCCAAGTTTGTCCTGGAGTGAA